CACTTCGGCACAATAGTTCTTGTTTACACTCAATTAAATAAAGCACAAAAATTATATTTTGGAACAAACAATGCAATGAGAAAACCTTATTACTTATTAAATATTGATTAACCTCCCTACCAAGAAAAACTCCATCGATATGGGGTTTTTCTTTTATTACTTGTCAAAAGAATAAACTATGGTGTATACTTATTAAATGACAACAACTAATCCTGAAAATACAGGAAGAAAGCAGGATGGAACATTTGCTCCAGGAGTAAGTGGAAACCCTGCAGGTAAACCAAAAGGTGCAAGACATCTCACCACTTTATTATTTGAAGCACTACAAAAGAAGATCCCAGGAAGAGATGAAACTTATCAAGACAAGTTAGTGGAAAGAATACTTACCGAAGCTATTGTTAAGGGTAAGGGAGATATGATAAAACTCGCAATGAATTACATTGATGGAATGCCACAGCAAGGAATAGACATCACAACAAACGATGAACCTATCAATGGTCTTAATGATATAAACGTGCTTGAGATAGCTCGTCGAGTCTCAGCCGAATTGAAAGCTAAAAAAACAAAGTAATATGAATAAAGCAAAAATGGTATGTGTTTCTAAAATGTCTATGTTAAAAGAGCATAAGAAACTTATCCCAATGTTAGAGAAGGTAAATCCTAAAGAGGCTAAAGCCCAAACTAAGGAGATGAAGAAATATAAATAATGGACGAGAAACTAAAAGAAATGCTAGGTCTAGTGGATATCCATATCTTCCTAGAGACTAACAACATAAAGAACGAACAGGGAGAAAAGCTAGACTTCCACAATCACGCCTTCTTATGGGACATTTTCGCAGACCAAGCTCCACACCAAGCTATAATGAAAGCCGCGCAGATAGGATTTACTACCACAGCAATACTTAAAAGCCTATGGTTAGCATACACAAAGAAGATGGATATGATTTACACCATGCCAACCTTCTCAGACGTGCAGACCCTGGTTACATCAAAGGTGGACCGCATAATAGAACAGAACCCAATACTCCAGGAATGGGTAGAAAAGAAAGATACCATACAGCAGAAGCGTGTGGGTAATTCTGTTATATACTACCGTGGAACGTGGAGTGAACGTGAAGCCCTATCAACATCCTCAGACTTAAACGTCCACGATGAGGTGGACCGCTCTAACCTTAAGGTGGTGGACCAATACTATTCACGTCTCCAACACTCAAAGTATGGCTGGCAGTGGCTATTTAGTAACCCAAGTGTTCCAGAGGTAGGAGTTCATAAACTATGGTCCAGGAGTGACCAGAAGCATTGGTTCGTAAAATGCCCGCAATGTAATAAAAAGCAATACATGGTAATGGAGAACATTATGAAGAAAGAAGGAAGTGAGGACTATTACTATGGTTGTAACAACTGTAAGACAGAACTAAATAGAAACGATGGAGAGTGGATCGCCCGCTGGAAGGACAGAACATATAACAAAGATACAAATCCAAATGGAGTAAATGGCTACTGGATTTCATTATTGATGGCTCCGTGGGTGTCCGCTAACACAGTCAAACACTTAGAGAAAACAAAGCCCGCTGACTTCTTTGCTAACTTCGTACTAGGGATACCTTACACTGGCTCAGGTAACACGGTCCAGAAGGATATGATTATGCGTAACCTTACTGACGCAATAAACGAACAAAAAGGACGCATTGTTATTGGAGTAGACCCAGGAAGTGATATCAGATATGTGATAGGTAACCGAGACGGGATATTCTATTACGGAGACTGTAAGGGTTATGGAGAACTCGAGGCTCTTATGAAGCGCTGGCCTAAAGCAATTATGGTAATCGACTCAGGAGGAGACTTGATAGCAAGCCGTGAGTTACGATCAAGATACAAAAACCGCATATTCCTAGCTTACTACCGCTTAGACAGAAAGAGCGAAGAGTTATTCTCATGGAACGATGATGAGGGTTCAGTAACAGTTGACCGCAACAGAGGCATTCAGCTATTGATAGATGAGTTCACAGACAGAAGAATACCAATCTATGGGACCGAAACTGACTGGTATGATTACTGGGTTCATTGGTCCCACATCTATCGAATAAGTGAAGAGGACCAACTAGGTAAACTTCGCCACAAGTGGATGAGAAGTGATCGTGACGATTTCGTCCACGCAACACTTTACTGGAGAGCAGGAATGGATAGGTTTATGGATGGAGAAGGAGCAATCATTAACATACAAGAAAGTATAGGAGAAACGGGTTACACTACCACTGCCGATGGAAAAAACTTGTTTCGTCCACAAAGAATATACTAAAATATTTTACAAATAAAAATATTAGGTTTATAATTATATTATAAAAAAATTAAACACAAAACATTATGGGAATAATAAATAATCGTAACGCGTTCAATTCAGTTAGAGGAGTCCAGCAACTCTTTGGCCCTTTAAATAAAGGAAAAAAATCACTTGATGAAGATGAGGGTGAAGAACAGTTGCAGCCAGAGTTTGAATCAACAATGACCGAAGAAGAAATCATTGCGCTAACTGCGCAGTGGATTTCCGAAGATGCAACTTATCAGAAAGACATCAAGACACAACAAAAAGACAATGTCAATTATTGGTTAGGAAAGCATTACAATGACCTACAAACATCAGGGACAAAGCGTCCACTGACTGATAATCTTATCTTTGAAGCAGTTGAAACGTTCCTACCTATTGCTACCCGCGCAACCCCAGAAGCTAACGTGTCTACTACTATGGGACAGCAAGACAAGCTAACGAAAGCACTACAACCAATACTTAACTATCAAGGAGAAAGAACCTTAATGAGAATGAAGTTGAAGGGCGCAACCCGCGACTGGGTCCTTAATCTTTTAGGTTGTATTAAGATTGTCTGGGATACTACAAAACAAGACTATGATATTAAGAAAGTCAGCGCAACCCGTTTGATATTTGATAAGAATGCTGAAATAGATGTAGACGGAACTTATTATGGAGAGTTCCTCGGAGAAAGAAAGCGCGCATCTGCTCGTAAGCTCTCACGAATGTTCCCAAAGAAAGAATCTTACATCAGAACTATGTGTCAGGGAAACTTTGGAACCAACCTCAATTACATTGAATGGAATACAAACTACGACCTATTCTTTACTTTAGAACATCAAGTCCTCGGAAAGTTCAAGAACCCACACTGGAACTATGACGGAGAAGTAGAGAGAGAAGATCCAAACACAAAAGCAAAGAAGAAGGAATTTGTTAAGGGAAAAAACCATTTTGATAGACCAATGATACCTTATGTCTTCCTTTCAATCTTTAATCTAGGAAAGCGTCCACACGATGAGACTTCCCTAGTCTTCCAGAACATCCCACTACAAGACACTATCAACAAGAGATACCAGCAAATAGACCGCAACGTTGAGGCCCAGAACAATGGTATTGTTTTATCAGGTAAATACTTTACAAAAGAACAGGCCGCAGAAGCTGCTACCCAGCTTGCTCGTGGTAACCCACTATGGGTCCCAGAAGGAGACATCAGCCAGGCATACAAGAGAGATAACGCCCCACAGCTACCAGGAGATGTCTTTAATCACTTGAGAGACGCCCGCAATGAGCTCCGTAACATCTTTGGAACTTCAGGTTCAAGCCCAGAAGGAACCAAGAGCCAGGAGAGTGTTCGTGGAAAGATACTCATAAATCAATTAGACAGTTCTCGTATTGGTGGAGGGATTACAGAATATATAGAGCTTATGGCTGGAAACCTTTACAACTGGTTCGTCCAGATGATGTATGTTTATTACACAGATGAAAAGACATTCCCAATAGGCTTGGACCGCAACAAGGATACAATGGTCGCGATAATCAACACAGACTTCACTCAACCAGTTCACGTAACAGTCAAGTCGGGTTCCCTAGTACCAAAGGATCCACTAACACAGAGAAACGAGGCTATGGACCTATGGAGCGCGCAAGGAATAGACCCTATCTCATTCTACGAGAAATTAGACTTCCCTAACCCTTATGAATCCGCAAAAGACTTATTGACATGGACTATGATAAAAGAAGGAGCATTACAACCACAAGCTATGTTCCCAGACTTTGGAGGACCACAGACCGCAGTTCAAGGAGTAGGTAACAGTGGAGTAGTAAGCGCAGAAGAAAGTAATCAAGCAAGAAACAATACACCAGCTGAGGCTGTCGGAGCCACATCAGCACAATTATTAGGTAGCGTAAAATTATAATATGTTAAACAGAATAAAACCTTTTGGATATTCTCCAGACCACATAGCAAAGAAAAATAAAGAAATCCAAGATAAGTATAAAGAGCAAGATAAAAAGAAAGCAGTAGCTAAGAAGATGAAAACCTTTCATGGTCGCCCAATAGAAGAGCTTAAAAAAGAAGCTGGACTAGGTAAACATAAAGAACGCTATGAAAGATAACAAATATATCAACGACATCACTGAAGACCAAGAAGACTCAAGAAAGAATGGTGACGTCCAAATAATAGAAGCAGGAGAGAAAGAAAAGTGTGAAGACTATCCCAAGTCGGGGAATCAGTCAAGTGAATATTATAAAAAATAATTATGTCAGCAAAAATATCTACAAGAAAATATCTAGCAGCAAAAATGTCACAAGGCATAGGTTTTCGTTCTAAGGCAGTCGGAGACGAAAAAACCTGTCCTGAGTGTGCTGGGAAGAATGGAAAATACAGCACAGGAGGAAAGCCACCTTATCACCCTAACTGTAGATGCTCCGCTGGAGAATAAATATATGGGAAAAATGAATGAAAGCACAATAGATAATCATATGTTTGTGAAGTCTCATAAAAAAGCTGTAGCTCATAAAATGCCAGTCAAACATGAGACAAGTAAATTTTTCACTAAATTGACAGGGAAGACTCAAAAAGAACAGATGGATAAACACGAAGAGAATAGAGCTTATCAAAGAAGACATGGTCGAGCTTGGAATGATTAATTTAAATATTATATGATTTCATCAAAAGAAAAACTAGAGAAAGCAAGTAAAGAGTTCCACGCTCATCAAAAGGACTGGAAGTCTTCACTAGGAACAAAAGAAGAGTTTGAATCAGCTCACAAGAAAGTGGCAAAGAAGATGGGTGCTGTGAAAGGATATAAACACGCAGTAGCTCACACCACAAATGGGGAAAAGAAAGGATATAAAGACCCAAAGACAGGTCTGACACATCCATCAAAAGGAGCATTTAAGGATAGGTATCAAGGCAAGTAATTAAAAAGTGCGTTATGGGTTTACTAGGCTAGTGACCCCTGGGGCTAATCCCAAAAAACTTACCCGTAAAAATATATGACTTTAGAAATAGACGAAACAATGTCTAACGAAGTAGCTTTTGAAGGAGATAGTAAACAAGAAGACATCTTTAAGTTTGCAGAACCAGAAGAAGCAAAGGAAGAGGCAACCGACTCTGACTCACAAGAGGATAATAAAGGTGAAGTATCCGAGGCTGAAGAGGCTGAAGAAAAAAGGGTTCCTTATAGTAGATTTAAGGCAGTAAAAGAAGAGAGAGATAGTTATGAATCAACGATAGCTACGCTTGAGGAAAGACTATCTAAATTGGAAATTACTCGCCAAGAGTCAAGCTCCGAAGGAGAACTAACAGTACCAAAAGAATGGGTTGAATTGTATGGAGATAGCGACGTGTCTAAGCGAGCTTATAAAATACAATTGCAACGTGAAGCACAGATAGAAGAGCGCGCAATAGAAAAGGCTCTCGATAAGTTTAGAGGAGAGGCAGATTCACAAGAGAAAGCGCTGGAACAGAATGAAGAAATTATAGATGATGGATTAGAACAATTACAAGAGTCACTAGGGAAGAAATTCTCTCCTGCTGTTGAAGAGTCAATCCTTTCTATCGTTGATGAGTTCTCACCAGTAGGGTCCGATGGTAAATACATCTCACTCTTCCCTTTTGATAAAGCCTATGAAATCTACACACTTAGAAATAAGGGAGCAATACAAAAAACTGTACAAGCCCGCAATCAAGTCGCTGACCTCACAAACAACGGTTCTCAAGGAGAAGCAGAAGGCCAGGAGGGATCATTCAAACGTGGATGGGACTCATGGAGAGAAGCAGTTTAGCCTTATCAGATTATCAATTAATTTAAAAACATTATTATGGCATTTACAAACAGAGTTGACACAATCACACTTGACTATCTTGTCCCACAAGTAGTTGATACAGTGCTTCGTGGAAACGTTTTCGCAACAGCAATGTTGGCAAAGACAAAGAAATTCCGTTCAAGTACAATGGACTTTCCAGTTAAATATCAGAAAGGAGTAGCAGGTACATCATTCGCAGGATTTGACTTACTTCCAACTTCAGCTTCAGATACACGTGTACTTATGGTTTACAATCCAAGATTCTACGCTATTAACGTAGCACTTCCAGGAACAGAAATTGCAGCTAACAACACAATCCAAAAGGTTATGGACCTAGCTACAGTTGAAATGAGAGGACGCGCACAGGACAT